AGACTTGTCGAAGAACAAGGCTCGCAATATCGAACGGTTTGAAAAGTTCCTGGCTGAGAATGAAGTCATCGAGACTGCCAACGTGCAGATCAAGATAGATGGACGTATCTCATTCAGGGATGGTCGCCACAGGGTTCGCACACTATTGAACCTGGGAATGGAAGTCATACCAGTAACGATGACAAAGGAATCCCTGGAGTTCTTCGAGCGGCACTATGCGCCCGGTAATTAACCAGTGCTGCCGGTGTGGTCACGAGTGGACAGACAGGCCAGGAATGTATCGGAAGATCGACGCTTGCCAGGTATGTCTGAGTGTCTACTGGATCTGGATGAGCTTCCAGGGGAGCAGGTTTTGACTTAGGATAAACTTAGGATATCGGAGCGGAAATGATCAAGAAGATCTTGGTATTGGTGATACCACTAGGAATGACAGCCTGTCACGCTTTCATCAGTGCGCCATGGCTGTTGCAGCACCACAGCTCAGCAGCATTTGAGACCATGGTGGCAGGATGGGTGATTATCGGCTTTGCCTGGTTCCTGCTCTGGCCCAGGAAGGAGAGAGATGAACGACAAACTGAGTAAAGCAATCCAGATATTTTTCTTCGTAGCAGCGGTAGCCTCAGCCTTCGCTGTGGCGTATCTTCTGACAGCAGGCTAGAGGAGAACTGAGATGCCAAGAACAATCACTGTGCCGGTATTCGTCGGTGTCCTGAGATCGACTGCTGATAAACCAGAAGCAGAGATTGAAACTGTAGTTGCTGAGGAGCCCAGGAGCAGAGACTTCAATAGATATAGATGGTGGCGATCCACTGTCGATATCAATGTGCCCGATGAAGCAACTCCAGTGCCATCGACACCAGCCACACCTGTTTGATGGAGCAGTCGCAGTACACGAAGAACTTGCTAAAGAAATGCGAGAACATGGGCTTGAGAGTCCAGGTTCGTGACATAGATGGTAGGATTCAGCCGGAAGGACAGGAACCAATGTCCGAGAAAGATTTTGCCCACTGGGTATGGGAACAGGAGAAGAAGCGATGAGCGTTTTGTATTACTGCGATGCACCGAATTGCGTGAATAAGAAACCAGGCCAGGCAACATCAAAAGGATGGACTGGACCGGCTGGCTGGAAGTACAACATCGACGACGATGGCCAGGTGGATGCGTGTAGCGATGCACACCTGGATCAAGCGATCGAAAGAAACCGATCCAATGCGGCTCATGCACAAGACAAGAAGGATCGAGAAGAACGTGAGCGAGCTGAAGAACGTGAGCGAGCTGCCGAAACAGAGTAGAATGTCCTTCGCCGCCTGGAGGATCACATCATGCCACTCAAAAAGGGTAGCAGTGACGCGACTGTAAGCTCGAACATCAGCGAGCTGGTGCATGCAGGCAAGCCCCAGGACCAGGCTGTTGCAATCGCAATGAGCGAAGCTGGTAGGTCCAGGAAGAAGGGCAAGCCAGGTAATCCGCATGGAATGAAACCAGGGCATCCGTTCATGGGCTGCCCTGATGCAGCCAGGCCAGCGAGGCATCGCAACAAGCCGGATATGTGATGAGCGACAAAGATCTCAACGAGAAGAACCTGGAGGACGCATGCAGGCGATTGCGTATCCGCAACATTGCTGGTGCGCGAGGGATGCTCAGGCGACCGGAACTGCGTCCGCATACCTGGGTGTTTCTTCAAGCAGATCTCGCGGATCCAGAATCAATTAGCTGCCTGGGCATCGTGTTCACGACCTGGCCGATGAAGAAATACAACGCAGTCAACTTCCATGCCGAACTTAATGGCGAACCGATCACATCGTCAGGGAGACTGACGAAGCTCAGCAATGACCAGGAAGGGATCGTTATCTCTCAACGCTGGTGCTGGGAATCACTATTGAAGGAGTTCAAGGGACTCAGCGCCGGAGATCTCTGAGGTGGTCGCAGATCCTCTTTCCGTTCAGCAAGCTGTAGGTGAGTCACTAACTCAAGCCCAAGCTGAGTTCTTACGACGAGATCTACGGGAGTTCGTTGCGGCGGCATGGCCGCAAGTCGAACCAAAGCCATTCAAGAATAACTGGCACCTGGACGCAATCTGCGATCACCTCGCCTATGTCACGTTCGGTGACATCCGTAATCTCATGATCAACATTCCTCCCAGGCAGACAAAGAGCCTGGTGGGTAGTGTCATCTGGCCTGTATGGGAATGGCTCCTGGATCCACGAGTGCAGTTCCTGTTCGCGTCCTATGCTTCCGACCTGGCGATACGTGATGCAGTGAAGTCACGCAGGTTGATCGAGTCATCCTGGTTCCGTGAGCGATTCTCGAAGACGTTCTACCTGGATCCAACAGACAATCGTAAGCATCGATACGTCAACAACCTGGGCGGCCATCGCATCTCAACCTCAGTCGGTGGTAAGACGACCGGCGAAGGTGGCGACAAGATTGTGATCGACGATCCGCACAACATGGCGGATGTGTACTCAGATGCGAAGCGTCACAGCGCATTGTCCTGGTGGGATAACTCGATGCGTTCCAGGTTGAATGATCCCAAGACAGGACAGAAGATCTTGATCGGCCAGCGGTCACACGATGCAGATCTGTTCGGTCACATCCTGGCGACCGAAGACGAGCGATGGGAAGTGCTGATGCTGCCGATGGAATACGATCCGGCCAGGCATTGCGTGACGTTCTTCAATAAGGGGAGAGGTCATCGCACGAAGAAGGGTGCGATCTTCGAGGATCCCAGGAAGATCAAGGGTGATCTGCTGAATCCGAATCGCTTCGGCATGGACGAGAAGAAGGCCGAAAGCAAGGCCATGGCACCCAGGGATTACTCAGCGCAGTTCAACCAGGATCCAACATCTGGTGGCGGCCTGATCCTGAAGAAGAAGTGGTGGCAGCAGTGGTGCTTCCCACAGGATCACCCACAGGCTGGCAAGCCGATGCCGTACCCAGAGTTCTTCGAGATCATCTCTGTCTACGACACTGCATTCGAGGAAGACGAGGAAGCAGACTTCTCAGCCAGGATCAGTGCCGGGCTGTTCGAGTGGTCGGACACTGGTCGTGATGTCGATATGAAAGTTCATGCCATGCTGCTGGAGCGCATGAATGAGCGTTACGAGTTCCCGGATCTCAAGGTAGAAGCTGTCGCGCATAACGTCGAGATGAATCCTGATCGAACGCTGATCGAGAAGAAGGCCAGCGGTCATTCACTCATCCAGGAACTGCGGAAGGCTGGTATCTCGGTGTGGCCTGTGAATCCAGGAACGAAGGACAAAGTGTTCCGGGCGCACATGGTCTCGCAGATCCTCAAAGAAGGTCGCCTGCATTACATTCCCAGGAACTGGGCTTACGAGGTCATCAACCAGTGCGCGACATTCCCAGTCGGTGAACACGATGACCTGGTGGACTGCGTAGTGATGCTGCTGGCTTACATCCGTCGCATGGGCATCATCGAGCTGAGTGACGATGAGAAGGATGACGAGATGAAATTGTTCGCTCAGCCCAGGAAATTCTACGGAGCATGATGTAGGATTCGATTGCCGCCTGGGAGGAAATCATGGGTATCCTGTATTTCGTTTTAGGTTTTGTGTTTGCCTTGGTCCTGGTGCATTTCTATCCAGGGATCGGTACTGCCATCGGTGCAGCCTGGAGCTGGCTCAAGGGTAAGTTCAGTAGCAATGAGTAAACGATGGCGCGGCATCAAGTACAAGAAGCCGGTGACATACATACTCATCGGCTTTGCCGTGACTCTGATCTGGGCTGCCTGCCATGAGACTGCGAATAGCGCAGAGACCATCCTGAGAGTAGCGCCGGAGACGATGTTCGTCGGCGGCGATAAATACAATGGCTCTGCCGTATCGGTCGTGGAGCGATTCGCTGGCAAGTACGATGTCGGTCTCGGTCTGTACACCGAACTCCAATGCCGTGATCCAATGGACTGTCCCAGAGGTGTGGGCACGACCAACATCGGGCTCCAGGCCAAGCGGGTGTTCCAGGTGAACTGGTTCGAGCTGGGCTTTGGCGCAGCTTACTGGAAGAACCAGGGGCCAGCCTGGGATAGCAACCTGACATTCGCCTTGCATATCGGTGTTCATACTCCGGATAACTGGTGGGCCTGGTTGCCGGATCAGGTGCTGTGGGAGCATGCCAGCACCGGAGGCAGCTCAGATAAGAACGGTGGTCTCGATTACATCTCGATCGGCTGGGTGCTTACCAGGAAATAATCAGATAGAATCCCAGCAACTTCGCCGCCAACGAAGGAGAATTAGTCGCTATGCCTAAACTTGGTGGTACAGGTCTCGATGATTCCGATAGTGAAATAACCGGGCTTAGCAGTGATGTACTTGGTCGCGACGGTTTATCAGGCGTGGTTGAGGAGACAGATCCATTTTTCAGTAATGTTGTACTTCTGACTGATTGGGCTGGCAACGATGGCGATACCACTGCGACTGATCTATCTAATTCAAACCACGACTTCTCGCTTGCCTTCATAGGCAATGCCCAGATAGACACGGCCATTCAACACCTCGGAGAAAACACGGTACTCTATGACGGTACTGGAGACCGAATCCAACTTGCTGACGATGACGACTGGGATTTTGGTACGGGAGACTTTACCGTAGAGCTTGGTGTTTACATGGATACCGTTGCTAACGCAGTAGGATTCATAGGGCAGTACAACCCTCCCGCTACCGGATGGGTACTACGATGGGATCCCGCTTCTGGAGGCCAGTTGTTTTTTCAAAACGGTGACGTTAGCAGCATAACTCGTTCATGGTCACCATCAACTGCGACGATGTATCACGTAGCTGTTTCTAAGGCCAGCAATGTGATCCGATTATTTATTGACGGTGTACAGTTGAGCGGCGCGAATGGAGACAATGTTGATTACGGTGGCGGTACAGCGGTGCTTCGCATCGGCTCGAAAACCAGTCTTGCAGAGTTGATTGACGGAAACATCGGTGCGGTGCGTATGACCAAAGGAGTGGGGCGATATACGGCCAGCTTTACTCCGCCAACTACGATGTATCCAACATCATGAGGAACAGGTGATGGCAGTCAGAGCAGATCTCCTATCGACGATGAAACCGATGCCGACCTTCACAGAGTCGGAGCAGGTTACCGATAAGAACGTCATTACGCATAACGAAGATGGCACGATCTCTGTTATGCCGAAGGGAGAGATTGCTGAGTACGCTGATGTCGATCACACTGAAACCTCACCTGAAGGATGGAATGACAACCTGGCTGAGGAACTGTCTCCCCAGGAACGAATCGCAATCGCGGACGAGCTGATCGAATACTATGAGATCGATGAGCAGGTGCGCGAGGAACACTTCGATCGACTGACTGATGGGCTCAGGCTGATGGGCCTGACCGACGAGCCAGCATCGGATGTCCCATTCAAGGGTGCTGCCACAGTGCAGCATCCACTCATCGCTGAAGCCACGACGCAATTCCAGGCACGAGCGATTGAGGAATTCTTTCCGCCTTCTGGGCCAGTCAAGCCCTACATCATGGGCGAAGCGACCGACGAAAAAGTAGACCAGGGTGAACGTCTCGCGGATTACATGAACTATCAGCTCACGGAAGCCGACGAGGAATACTATTGGTCCACTGACCAGATGCTGTTTTATCTCCCCCTTAGCGGCTCTGCGTTCAAGAAGGTCTACATCGATCCCATCACAGGCATGACTACATCCAGGTTCGTGACCGCTGAGGACTTCGTTGTTCCCTATCATGCAAGGACTCTTGCGAACGCTCCTCGGTACTGTCACAAATACGAGATGCCGGAAAACGATGTTTACCGGGCCCAGGAAGCGGGATCCTTCATTGAAGATGCCAGGCTTGAGGCAACACCACAGATCCTGGTAGACAAGAACACAAGTTTCTCCAGGTACGACCTGGAAGATGTTGCTGACGATCGATCACCTCAGCAGCATTACGACGATACGATCTACACGATCCTCGAATACCACATCGATTACCGGATGCCCTGGGATGAAGACCAGGACATTTCACCTCCATACATCGTCACCGTCGAAGCAGAGTCTCGTGAAGTTCTGGCAGTGCGCCGGAACTGGGTACACGACGACGAGTTGATGAAGAAACGCATCTGGTTTACGCATTACAAATATCTCCCCGGTCTTGGCTTCTACGGCTTTGGACTTCTTCATATCATTGGCTCACTTGCGAATGCAGTCAGTGGCGGCATCCGTGCCCTGCTTGATAGTGCATCAGTGGCAAACCTACAAGGTGG